GACATAGGAGAAACATGAAAATCAAGTTGCAGTTAAAGCGCACGCCCGACAGCGCACCCGAGTATTACTACACAAACCTGTTTGTGGTCACCGAGTGGGAGAGACTTGAGCGCCGCAACATTCAACAACTATCAGCGTCACCGCTCTATAGCGATTATTGCTGTTGGATGCACACAATCTTAAAACTTAAAGGCGAACAAGTTGGTGACAACTGGCGTGAATGGATTAGTAAAAACCCTGACATCGACATTTTGCCGGTACTGGATGAGACTGACCCAAACCCTACGGACGCGGCACCTACCGTCGCCAGCTAGCAGAAATTTTGGTTGCGGTCGGTTGGTGGCCTAGCAACATTCAGTTTGACACTCGGGATATAGCAACAGTCATTAAAGTGCTTAACGAGGCAAACAAAAAACGGAGATAACGTGGCAGGAGTATCGGCAAAAGTTGAGATAGTCGGGCTTAAAGATGCTTTAAAGACGCTCAACAAAATTGACAAATCTTTGCGACGAGAAATTACCAAGGATTACAAGAAAATTGTTCAGCCTGTTATTGACGATGCAAACAAACTTGTGCCGTCTGGCGTTCCGCTGTCTGGTATGGCGCGCAACTGGCAAACCCGATCAGGGTTTCAGATTTTGCCGTGGATACCTGGCATGAAACAAAAGATTGCTGCCAAAATCAATACTCGAGCAATCAAAGAATACGGCGGAAACAAAACCAATGTGGGCACGTTCGCCATTCAATGGAAAGGCGCAACTGGCACCATGTTTGACACATCTATGGCTGGTTCATTGGGCCGCGCACTAACTGCACGCTATGGCAGTAGTTCACGAGTAATGTGGAAAGCATACGAGCAACGCCAAAATGATGTCATGTCCGAGATGGAGCAATTGGTCAAGCGCGTTATGGATGAAGCAAACAGAGAGACCGCGTAATGGCAATCAATATCCCGATTATCAGCGAGTTTGACGGCAAAGGCGTTAACAAGGCCATAGCCGAGTTTCAACAATTAGAAGGCGCTGGAAAAAAAGCACAATTTGCAATAAAGAAAGCTGCTATTCCAGCTACAGCAGCGCTTGTCGGTTTGGCAGCTGCAGCAGGTCCAGCTATTTCGGCTGCATCCGATCTTGGCGAAAACTTGTCTAAAGTAAATGTAATTTTCGGTGAAGGCGCAGCTGAAGTTGAAAAGTTTGCCGCGAGCGCAGCTAAAAGTTTGGGTCAGTCAAAAAACGCTGTACTTACCGCAGCAGGCACCTTTGGCACGTTTGGAAAAGCAGCAGGATTGAGCGGCAAAGAACTTGCTGGATTTAGCAACGATTTTACAGCGCTGGCATCAGACCTTGCATCATTTAACAACACAACACCCGAACAAGCTGTTCAGGCTATTGGCGCAGCATTACGTGGCGAATCCGAACCCTTGCGACAGTACGGTGTTTTGCTTAACGACGCCGCGCTTAAAGCGGCAGCGCTCGAGTTAGGAATCTACAAGGGGTCAGGCGCGTTAACCGATCAGCAAAAAATACTTGCAGCGCAAAAAGTTATTTTTGAAAAAACAACCGACGCACAAGGCGACTTTGCCAGAACATCAGATGGTTTAGCAAACAGCCAGCGCACCCTGACAGCACAAATGGACAATTTGCAAGTGTCTATCGGTCAAGCGCTACTACCAGTAGTTGAGGCGATTTTGCCATTGGTACAACGGTTTGCGGCATGGGCTGCTAACAACCCAAAAACATTTTTAATTATTGCTGGCGCTATCGGCGCGGTCGCTGCCGCAATTGTTGCGACCAACATTGCTATGGCACTCAATCCGTTTAGCCTGATCGCTGCCGGCATCGCGTTGCTGATTGTTGGTTTAGTTGCGGCTTACAACAAGTTTGAATGGTTCCGCGATGGCGTTAATGCGATAGTCAACACGATTACAGGGTTTTTTGCTGGCATGGTTAACGCCGCTGTCGGCGCGGTAAACGCAATCATTAGCGCATATAACGCCATTCCGTTGTTGCCAGACATTCCAAAAGCACCGACAATTAACGTGCCAAAACTTGGTGGCAATGAAGCTGCTCGACCAGCTGCAGGACGCATGGGCATACCCCGCTTTGCTGATGGCGGGATAGTCATGGGGCCAACACTTGCGCTTGTAGGAGAAAAATCCCCAGAAGCAATAATCCCACTCAACAAAATGAATCAAGGTGGCGTAACCATCAACGTGACTGGCGGACTCTCAACAAGTGCCGAGATTGGTGAATCTGTTGTTAACGCTTTGCGCGCCTACTCACGGAGTGCAGGGCCGTTGGCTCTGAACATTGCCTAATGCCAGGCGTTGCGGTCGTTGATTCAGGTAACTATGACCTGCAAATAGAAACAGGCTTTATTGTTAACGCATTCACGCTTGACAACGTGACGTCAGGTGTACTTGATAACACGTTTTTTGTGCTTGATGGCAACACCGAATATGCCGACGTTATGGCTGATTGCACCAATGTCAATGTCAGGCGCGGTCGTCGAGATGTCGGCGATCAGTTCAGCGCTGGCACGATGACATTCACGATCAGGGACGTGGATGGGATTTTTAATCCGTTCGATAATTCCAGTCCGTATTATGACACCCCGCAATCTAAGCCAGGTCTTGCACCTATGCGTAAAGTGCAGCTCATCCGATACGACCTAAGCAACAATGCCCAATACATCTTTTCTGGATACGTCATTAATTTTGACTACAACTTTGCGCTTGGCGGTTTAGACACCGTAACCGTGTATTGCGCTGACCAGTTTTACCTGCTGTCACAGACCTACATGAACGAATACAACGTCAGCGCTCAACTATCAGGTGCGCGCATCACCTCTGTTCTTGACTTGCCAGAAGTTGCGTATCCTGCATCTCCTCGAAGCATCGCCACCGGCACAGTCAACCTTGGCCATGATGCCGCTTACACCGTGCCAGCACAAACAAACGTGCTGCAATACATTACCCAAATAAACGAGACCGCCGAGTTCGGTCGCATATTTATGTCACGATCTGGAACAATTACATTCCAAAACCGCATCGGCACAACTCTTAGCGCGACCGTAGCAAACTTTAACGATGATGGCACAAATATCAAATACGACGGTCTCGGCATCTCATTCGAGGCAAACGAGGTCGTCAACCGCTCTGTGGTCACAGCCTTAGATGGCAAAACAGCAACAGCAACTAACGCTGGGTCAATAGCAGAATACTTTACGCAAACCAGCGCCATCACAAACAGCCTGCTACATCAGCAAACAGAAATAGACACCGCAGCTGCCTACCTACTCCATCCGCAACCCGAGCCACGGTTTACATCGGTGGAAACCAAGTTTTTGATGCTGACCGACGCACAAAAGGACACGCTTGCCACGGTAGAAATCGGCGACACTATTTCAATAGAAAAGACGTTCCCAAGCGGTGCCGGCACAACCCAGTTGGCACAAGACCTAAGCGTGGAAGGCATTGAGCATTACCTGGACTATTCAACAGGCCACCGTGTGCTGTACTCGACTTCCCCGACCGTCATCGTTTATGAGCTGATCTTAGACAACGCCACGTATGGCACACTTGACCAGTTCAATGTTTTAGGATAGGAGACACTATGGCATCACCATTTCCATTTACCGCTGGCCAAGTACTTACTGCCGCGCAACTTAACGGCATCGGCGAATCAGGCACACTTTTTACACCGACAATTACTAACGGCGTTTTAGGTAACGGCACAATGTCGGCAACATACCAACGAGTAAACAAAATTGTTATTGCAACTTATGCTTACACATTAGGTAGCACATCAACCATTACTGGCGGTTTACAATTCAGTTTGCCTTTCACAGCCACGTCTTCAACGAATATGGGAAGCCAAAACCTTGGCGCAGGGTTGTTTACAGATATAAGCGGTGGTGTTGACTATGTAATTTCAAGTTATTTTGTTTCAACTGCAAATGTTGGGTTGCTTATTTCTAACGCGTCTGCCACTTACTCAACAATTGGGCTAGTAAATGCAACTGTGCCTGTCGCATATGGAACTGGAGATGTTATTCGCATCAGGATTATTTACGAGGCTGCATAATGAACTACTTAGACCTAATCAAACCATGGGAAGACGAAGCCAACATTGAAACAGATTGGCTATTTGAGCGCATCCGTTTGTGGCGCAGTCAAGAACTCGCTGCATCGGATTGGACACAAGTAGAAGACAGCCAAGCCGACAAAGCAGCCTGGGCAACCTACCGCCAAAAATTGCGCGACCTGCCAGCAAGCAACGCAGACCCAAAAAAGATTAAGTTCCCAACACGCCCTGCATGAAATGGCGTTACCTCATCGGCTACGGCGCACTAATTGCAGTCGTTGTGTGGGGATGCTCTGGGTGTAGTTATGACGGCTCATACCGTTACCCATGCCAAGACGCAGCGAACTGGAAAAAACCAGAATGCGAACCACCACTCTGCAACCCATCTGGTACGTGCACAAGGGATTTGATTTATGAAACCACGCCTTAAACCTGAAGAACTGCACGCTCGACTAATTGTGATTGTCGGAATTATCCTTGCCAGCGTCTTTGCCGTCACCGTGCTCGGGTTTGTTTATGCGCTGATGTTTGTAACCCAGCCAATCGGTCATCAATCACCCAATGACGCAGCATTTATAGACCTGCTATCAACCTTGACCGTATTTATGACCGGCACGTTGTCAGGCTTAGTGGCCTCAAACGGACTAAAGTCAAAAGCGAAAGAAGGAACCAAAGATGTTGAAGCCTAAAGACAAAGCCCTATTCGCCTCATACGGTCGCTCAATGCTTGCCGCAGTTGTTGCGCTCGCAGTAACAGGCAACACCGACCCATCCGCATTGTTAGCAGCTGCGATCGGCGCGGTTTGCCCAACAGCGTTGCGTTACTTCAACCCAAAAGACATGAAGTTTGGTCGTGGCAGTAGCTAAGGCTAAGCCTGGCGTGCCAAACGCACGCGACTACATAGGCAACGCCGACGGCGCATCACCAGCGCCCCGTGCCGGCATGAACGAATGGATTAAGCAAGCAATCGCTGCATCAAACGGCGCGCTTTGGAACAACGGGTCTTGGGGTCAACGTGACATGCGCGGCAAGCCAGGCTCATTGTCAGTTCACGCAACTGGCAGAGCAGTTGACATGTCGTATCGCAAATCCGAAAAGCAACCAAAAGCAGGACGCAAAGAAGCCTTGGTCTTTATTGACAAACTTGTTGCCAACGCAAACGATCTCGGTTTGCAATGCATTTTGGATTACTTTCCAGAACCACAAGGTCGAGCATGGCGTTGCGATCGGTACGCATGGCAAAAATATGACAAGCCAACAATTCATGGCGCGCCAGGTGGCGACTGGTTCCATATTGAGATAACGCCACAGGCCGCCGACTCGGTGATCTGGGTAAAAGCCGCATTCTTAAAGGTGTTCGGGGAAATCCCACCCAAGGCTTGATCTATGTTCTAGGGTCGGAGTACCGACAAAAGGACAGGCAATGACTGACCCACAGATAGTTGATTACAGCGTCTATACGGGAGTGATGGACAACGGCCAAGAAATCTTGGTGCAGATATTTTCGAGCCCAGAGTCGGGCAAGTTCCTAATGGGACAAATCGCATTCAGAACGGCCGCATCCAGTTGGGGCGTGCCCATACCTTTGGAGAAACGATGAACTATTTTGCAGAGAAAATTATAGGGCTAGTGCTTTGTACGGTCTTTGGCTTTACGGTCGCTGTAGGGGCTCCTGACGCGTCTGGTAGCCCGTCTGGGACTATCGCGCTGGCACCGTTTGACGTCCAGCCATACCTGATTGAGCCAACTACGACGACCAGCTCAACGATCTACATTGACCCTTACTCGTCGGCGTGTGAGCAATTTAGCGCGCTTGCCATAAACCTCGGTTGGCCTGCCGATCAGCGCACCGTGCTCGAATCAATCATGTTCCGTGAATCACGTTGCATACCAAACGCGGTGAACAGCAAAGACCCAAACGGTGGCTCGCGCGGACTAATGCAAATCAACGGATTCTGGACACCATGGCTTACTGATGCCGGCATCATTACGAGCGCAGAAAACTTGTTACAGGCTGATGTTAATTTGCGCGCAGCGTTAGCGATTTACAATTACGGCGTTGACAAACACGGTTACGGCTGGGGGCCATGGAGTGCAACAAAATGAGTGAAGGTGTGGCCTGGAATCAAGGCGAACTATCAGAAGAAACCCGACGAATGGTAATGGAGCAAATGATGACAACAAGACACGACATGGCAATCTTCAATTTGATTAACGAAATTGCGGACATAAGCACTAACCCGCACGCAAGCATCATTCAGCGTCTTAAAGGCATGAAAAACTCTTTGTCATTAGAAGAACCAATGCCATTGCACGATGTGACTACACTCGACCTAGCAATCAAAGCACTACAAGCACATTCCTAACCGACAAGGGAGATTCCGACAATGAAAACCTGCACGATCTGCAAAGAAACCATCGCCTACCCCGACATTCAAGGCAAGACACATTTCGTATGTGACGGCCGTGTGCCGGCAAGAAAACAAGCGCCATTCATACAGGGCATGTTGGCGTCACAGTCGTCTGCTGATGCGCGTTGGACAAAGATTGAACAAAACCAAGTTGATGCTGCGATCTTGCACGTTGCGCGGACTAAAGGCTTCTTTACATCTGACGACATTTGGAAACACCTTGGCGATCAGTTCCCTGTCACCAAGGGCATCGCAGGACGGCTCAATGCAGCTGCGCGTCGTGGCATTATTCGCAACACAGGCGAACTGGCATACGCACAGCGCGGTGGCGCGCATGACCATGCACAACGTCTAAGCGTCTGGGCAGGCATCTGATGGGCTTTGACCTAAGCAACTACGAGACAGTTGAGCAACGCTTAGTCCGCTGGTGGGCTGCATACCCAAACGGGCGCGTGTACACCTGCATGATGAACTACACAGGTGACGCTTGCGTGTTCTATTGCGAACTGTACGCCGAGAAAGACGACAAGGTGCCTGTCGCTACGGGCTATGCAGAAGAAGTCAAAAGCGACCGCGGTGTCAACGCAACCTCATTTGTTGAGAACTGTGAGACAAGTGCCATTGGTCGCGCAATAGCAAACTGCCCGCTGCAAGCACCTACAAGTGGCCCAAGACCGTCACGCAATGAGATGCAAAAGGTTGAGCGCCTAACCACATCACCACAACCGCAAGAGCACATACCCCGCGGTGCTTTTGCCACACCTAAGCAAATTGGCTATATCAAGAAACTTGCCAAGGACGCAGGGTTAGATGATTTGCGTTTGTTAGAGATGATTCACCGTGAACTTAACGATGACAGCGCCGTGCTTGAGCTGCTTAAATCACACGAAGCAAGCAAGATCATTGAAGCGCTTAAATGAAGTTAGACGCCAAGATCAGCGAAGCCGATTTTAAGGACATGGTGATTAGCGTTGCCAAGCGTTACGGATGGCTAGTGCATCACGATCTGCCGGCACAGAACAGTCGAGGACGCTGGATGACAAACGTACAAGGCGATGCAGGATTTCCTGATCTGTTCATGGTGCACCCATTCCAAGGCGGTCGGCCATTGGTGATTGAGTTGAAGGCGGAAAAAGGCAAGTTGACGCCTGGACAAAAGATTTGGTTAAACGCTTGCGAGATGGCTGGATGTCA